TATTTAATGCGATTTTACTCTTGAACTGTTCTGCATATCCAGCTACGGTATCAATAAAGATACGAAGCTTACGTAATGCATTTTCCTTATTATAAATTTCATCATTAAAGATATAAGACTTAGAAACAAGTTTAAATTCGGTTCCAGTTGCCAATACGATTTCTACCAATTCATCAGCGAAATCACGGATTGTCTCATATACAGTCTGGAAATGTGTATGGTCGAATCCCTTATCACAAGTCCAGTGATAAATATGAACTTTATTGGAAAAAGTCAATGCATCAACTGCAAAAGTGTAAAGACCTTGATATTCGGCCTCATTAGTTCCAGCTAAATAGCTTACAAAATTTTCTGTCTGATCCATAGTTTAATTCCTTTTTATTATTTATAATATTTACTACCTAAACAGGCCAGGTGCCATCTTTACAAGAGCTTCAGCAGTCTTGGTATCAGTATGCATTGTTTGTGCTGCTTGTAATACAGTTTTATGTTCGTTAAACTTCTGTACGCCTTCTGCTGTCAATTCACCATGAGCAGCCATATCCATTAAGACTTCATGTGCCTGTTTTTTACCTTCGACATCGCCAGGTGCAGTTTTATATAAATCATTAATTTCATCGATTTGTTGCTGGACTTCAGGTTTAGCTTCAATCCTAGATTCTTTTACTGCTGGTTTCGGTTCTGGTGCAGGTGCCTCTTTTTTCTTCTTTTCTTCAGCATACTTTTGATTTATCATCTTTTGACCAGCATTATAATCAGCTTCAGTAATACCTGCCGCTAATGCTGCTTCTTTTCTTGCATTGCCTGTCAGTTTAGATTTATTAATAAAATCATATGCAGCTTGTGGAGAACTATCCTGCTTCTTCGGACCTTCAGGAGTTGTTCCCGGTTCTTGTGTAGGAGCTTCTTGATCTGCTAAATCACTACTATCAGACTCAACAACAGGAGTTTCATCTATTGCTACAACTTCTGCTGCAGTAGTTTCAATAGGAAGCTGAACATAGTATTCCATGAACATAAATTTCATTGTCCATTTTGCTATTTCAGCACTTGAATAATCTAGGTCATATTTTGTATAATCAACTAATTTTAAATGATGAAAAATATGTCGATTAACAAGATATGCAAAATTGTTGCTATAAACATTAACAACTAATTCATAAATATAATCATTTAACTTATAGGCAAACGTAACATCATCAAATAATTTATGTAAACAAATATCTACAAATTTTTGTATGCACAATACATTTTCATTAGCATAATGTTCATTAAATTCTAATTCAAGTTCACCAAAATTAGAATAATCTGGATATATAAACGTTTTAGAATTATTGCCATACTGAAAAACATCCGTTTTCATTTTTATAGTCGGCAATGTTACAGACGTGCATTCATATAGCTCAATTGGTTCTTTCTCCGAATTATCTAGCCTAATTTGAACATTATAGGAGTCAGAAAGCTTGATGCTTTTATTCTGTAAATATCCATAAAGATTACATAAACCCATGCATTATTTATAAATAATGATATGGATAACAATGAGCTAAATACAGAATTACGTAAATTTTGGACTCCTAAAAAGTGTGGAAAACATGATGAATTAGCCAAACAGCATGATATTTTATTGTCTAAGTTTCTTAAAGCTAGTCCAAAAGACTTATTTGAACAAATTGCAGAAAACAAATTTGAATTTGTTGAATTTTCTAAGATTTACTGGAAAGATTTTTTAAAAAGAGCAAAATTAGCAGAATATCTTGCTCCTGAATATCTACAATATGCTTTAGATGTAACTTCGTCCAGACCAGCAATAGGTAAAGGTGAATTTTTATTGGCTAGCTGCTTTTCGAATATAGGTTTCACTTCTGATAGCGGTGACTTGGTAGATTTAACTAATGGAAATCGCTGTGAATTAAAAGGACTTCGTTCTACACTCTCTGGTGATGGCCATGGCTATCGTCAGATGAATAAAGGTGTTATATATACCCTTTTCGCAATATTTGACACAAGCACACATTTTGACCATTTTAATAGGGATTGTGCTAAGGAAGTCGATAGGCTATTAAGAATCCATCCTGACTTGACAACTGAAGCATTAAAACGACTTCAGAATTTAGAACCATTAGATGGTAAGATTGCAGAAGATTTTAAGGACCTGTATATAACAAAGCCCGATATCTTTGTCACAACAGGTGCTATGCAATTATATAGATATATGAAAGAACAAAACGCTAGTTATCTTATTATGACAGATGATGAAGGTTTTTGCTGCTTTAAACGCCCAGAAACGCCCTCACAGGCTCAAAAAATTATTTCTAATATAAATCTATCCAGTTGGCAAACAGGCGATTACGGAATGACTATAAGCATAAAAAAGGACGAATAAATAATGGCTGAAGAAAACCAAATATTGGATCCTGGCGCGCAAGCCGCATCAATGAGTATAAACACTCCTAACCTCAACATTGAGTTGATTTATGGTAGTGATAATCCTCAAAAAGGCTTTAATATTCCTGCTGGTAAAATTACAAAAATAGAACTTCGTGAAAATTTCTTTACGAAATTACCACAATTAAAACTAGTTCTTAATGATACTGGCTATTTCTTTAATAGTTTAGGATTTCAAATCGGTAATATTTTTAGTCTTAAAATAACGCCATTAATGCAAAATGCTGATTTATTACCAAAGCCATATATTGATGCACAGTTTAAAATAGAATCTATTGAATATTCAATGGATCCAGACCGACAAATTTATATCTATACTATTAACTGTATGTATGGTGCAGAAAAATATGTAAATGATATTTGTGTATGGCCGCAGGATGATATTGATGTTCTCCACCTTGATAAGGAATATACAAGTAAAGAAACACTCGATAGAATTTTAACAAAAGCCGGTTTAGCATTTGTTGACGATTATAATGACAATACAAAAGATAACATGGCTTGGTTAAATTCTTCTTTGACCTACTGTGAATTTGCAGAAAAACTTATAAAACATGGTTGGGTTGGTGAAGAAGATATTCCAGTTTTATTTGTCGATAGAGAAGGAACTGCACACTTCAATACAATAAATTCATTGTGTAAAAATCAAGCTACGATTGCTACATATATGAACTCTACATTATTCCAGAAAAAATATGCACAAGAAAATAAAACATCTCAGAGCACACAAAAACCAGTTGGCATGAGATTATATACTGATATAGCTTTCCGCAATGTCGGTTATATTCAGAACCAAGGTGCTTATGGAATTAGAGCTACATTGTTTAATCCATATAATGTAAAAGAATTAAATCCAGTTGATTTCCCTGTTGCTAATATTAAATTGGAAAATTTAAAAGCTGCAACATTAAATGATACTTGTATTCGTCAAAAAGAATATCACGATAATAAAACACGTATCGCTAATATGAGTAACAAATCTGCTGGTCAGCTAGATAATATTAGATATTCATACAATGGAATGCATTTCAAGCAAACCCATGAATATTATGACTATGCACCATTGCATTATGAAAGCATTAAACGTTCTTTCTATCAGCAATTCGTATTTATTACTATTGATACATTATTACAGCCTGCTTATGACAGTGACTCTACACAAAGACTTAATCTTGGTAATAAGATAACTATCAATGCAAGCACAGTCGATTATGATAATACCATTCAAACTGGTGACTATATAGTTGTTGGTTTAACTCACGTATTTGGAACTGGTGGTAAATATACTATATTAGCTACTTGTGTAAATGATGGTATCAATGGTGTTGGTAAGTTAAGAAAAGAAAGTAAGATAAATAAAGAAAACGAGTAATATATGGAAGCAAAAAGTTTAGACGAATTATTGAATAATACACTCAATGATGTTGAAAAAGGATTTAAATCACAAGTTCAAGAAACTTATGAAAAGCCTGAATTGCATCCTGAAGGAAGATGGACTGGTAAAGTAATCGATAATGATGACCCAGATAAGCTTGGTCGAGTAAAGATTCTCGTATTCGGTTATTATGATGAAATCCCAAGTAAAGCTCTTCCTTGGGCTGTTCCTGATATTGGTTATGTTGGTGGCACTAATGGTAGCTTTATCATTCCTGAAGTAGGAACTATGGTCAGAGGTTATTTTGACCAAGGTGATATTCAAAAACCAATTTACGATAGTATTGCATTCAGTGAAATCACTGCTAGAAACTTACAAAAGAACCAAACATTATTTAAGTTCGAAGACTATCCAAATAAAATGGTTTTCTTTGAAACTGACCAAGGCGATTATTTAACTTTAAACCGTTCTAATGGTGAAACTGAATTTAAACACAGAACCGGTTTAACTATTACTGTTGGTTTGGACGGTTCTTTGACTATCAATACTGGTTCTTTTGGTCAGCCTGGTAATATAACTATCAATACTGATGGTAAAACAGAAGTTAATGCAATGCAAGATATTACAGTCACTTCTAAGATGGGTAACGTCTTAATTGATGGAACTGTTGGTATGGTTCAATTAGGTAGAAATCCAGCTAAACAATTTGTAAATAACTTGCCTGTTTGCCCAGTCACTGGTATGCCACACTATGTAGGAAATACGAACGTTCAATGCTAATATGTATCAAATATACACAGAAGATGATATACTAGAAATAGTAAATAAACATTTACTATATTATCAACGTATATCTCCTTTCATGTATATTATCGGTATTTCTCAAGCACATCTTATTGGCAATATATCAATAATATCTAATGAATTGATTTGCCATGTTCATTTTAATAGAGGTTATAAACGCTTTGCAACTACCTTTAAATATGAACCTAAACGATTTGCAGAATGTGTAAAGCTTGCAAGACAAGCAATATTCGAAGTAGAAAATTATAAACTTGATAAATTACTCGATTCAATTTAAAATAAAAAACCTTAGATTTTACTCTAAGGCTTTTTAAATTGTTTATAATCTGTTAATGATTATTCTGGTTTTTATTTAATCAACTTTTTCAACTGAAATAATATCTAAGTTTTTTGAATTTCGTATACGTATTTCATCTTCACACTGATATATGTCAGCAAATGGATTAGCTCGATACCAACATAATAAAGATGTTGCTATATCTATATCATTAATATCATATAGTCGCGCCGTAATAATATATGCATCATTTTTATTAAAATCTGTACTATATGCAAAATTTTCAGCTGCTTGATAATTTATTGACCATGATGTTCCTAAATTATTATTTTTAATAAATTTATTTACATCCATATTTTTTGGTAAGCCTATTCCACGATATAATAGTAATTGACCATTTGAACATTTCGTAAAAATGCCAGTTAAATATAAAAACCATATTTTAAGACATATATCAAATAATTTTTCTGTATTATTTTCTAACATTTCTTTGAATTTATTAATATCAATATTATAAGATCTATTTAAATAATTTAATACGTATCTATATGTTTCAGGATATTCTAAGATTTCTGATAGATCTTTTTTAATAGTTCTTTTACCTTTAAATGTACCGGTATTAAAAATTAATTTTTTAAATGAAAATACTGAATCGACTGAAAAATTACGTATTTTTGTTGTAGATTTATTGCTAACATGACTTAATGGATATGCGTCATTAGTATGTTTTAAATTGTTTGCCTTTCCTGGATTTTTTAAAAAATTATGAACAACTTGAGGATCTTTTTGATAATAGTCAATATCTTCACCTGTATCTAAAGTTAGTTCATTAATAAGCTTATAGCCATTATTTTTTAATATTTGCTTTGCTTCTTCTAAATTCATATATTATTTATTATAAATAAAAACCTTAGAGATTAACTCTAAGGCTTTTTAAATTGTTTGTTACCTAGTAATGATTACTCCGGTTTCTTCCAATCCTTCTTAGGATCTTCGACACCAACAACTATACCAGTAGCATAGTCAGGGCTGAATACTGCAGAATGATCTGTTACACCAGAGAATGCAGACGGATTATCCTTTACGAAATCAGCTTCAGTCCAGGCAGACTGAGGAAGAACGTTAAAGATTCTCTTATTGAGTGCAGAAGCACCACCAGAGAGTTCATAAACCGGCTGAGTTGTGAAGTGATAAAGACCATCAGAATATGCCTTGTAGCCAGCAACACCAGCAGAAGTTTCAGCTTCCTTATCATCAACTACGAAGTATTCGTCAGTCTTCTGGAAGTAGTCATTGCCAAGATTGTAAATTGTTTCTCTACGTTTCATGGTTATTTCTCCTTAAAATTTCCTATGCAAGAACCATTCTTGCATCTATTTTATTTATAAAAAATTTTCGGGAAAACTTGTTAGCCATTTTGATTATATTTTTTAACGTATTTAGCGGGTATTGAATTAGTAACATATACTGCTTCTAATTTAGTTGGATCTTGATAAATTGGATATCCTTTTGGCAATTTTACTAGGTAAACAGTTATATCCTTTGGGTCACAATGATGTTCAGAAGCAACCATATCAACTAGTTCTTTTGGGTCTCCAGCTAATGCTGTAGGACATAGATATATTCTACCTTCTTTATAGATATCGAACTCATTATCTACTGGTCTAGCTTTTATTTTTAAACCAGTTTTATCAAGGAAGTTTTTATCAGAACAATGATAGTATTCTTGTTCTCCAATATCTAACGGAATTTTTTGATTAATTGGTGTTACGTATATCGGGTCAAATTTTAATGGTTCACCTTTATCATTATAGTGAATACTACAATAATATCCAGCATCTTCACATATTTTCTTAAATTCTTCTTCAGAAATTTCTTTAAGAATAGAAGTTCTAATTAAAATTAATTCTTCTGGAGCATATTTATCAGGTGTAATAAATTCTTCCACATCTTTACCTAATGCAAGTGTAAGAAGCTTTTTAAGCTTTCTTTCATTAGCATAAAGGCTTTCATTCATATTACAAAAATCTTTAAATCTCATGTATTATTTATTAGGTAAAATAAAAATGCCGAACCGAAGTTCGACATTTTTAAATCGTTTGTGTACTTAACTAGATTACCATTCGAGCTGTTCAGGAGCGTCAGCGAAGAGGCCATTGAACTTGAGCAAGCGGTAGTAGTTT